TTCTATTCCAGCAGTTCTTGTTGAAATAATTGTGTTTTGTACTGTTTCTATTATACCTTTAGCAATGTATTCAGCGTTTGCTGCTGTATCTGGTGCAGAAGTTAAATCATTTGATGATGAACTAGTCAATCTAAACACTCTTTCACCTGTTCTCCATCTAGGTTTTGTAGAATCTTTTGGATCCGGTATTGCGAAAGAACCTGAAACAGCTCCATTTGCATCTGTAATTAAATTACCTGCTAGTGAACCACCAGTAGGTGTTATGTATGAAATTACGGCTTCATTATCGAAGTAAGGATAAACTTTTGTATTTGGTTTTAATCTTGTTGCTGCGAAAGTTACTATTCTACTTCTAATAAAAGGAACGAATGCAATAGATATAATCCTATCACCAACATTTTGTGTAACAGTTTTAGGAACTAATACTTGTCTAATACCTGATCTTGTTTTTGTACCTGTTCTAGTAGAAGTTTGTATATCACGTTGCATTACTCTCCAACCGTGCCCACCTCTTTGTTCATATCTTTCTGTACTATTACTTGTTGAAACTCCAGTCCAATGATTTTGCCATTCATTCCAAACAGTTCCCATTTCAACAGATGTTAAATTTGGATTACCTGAATTTTTAACTAAAGTATCCCAACTACCATCATCATTACTGATAACTAAATCTGGTGCTCTTTCAGTTTCTTTCCATTCATCTGTTTGTGGAGACAAAGCAATAGAACCAATCCAAGTAAATATACCGAACGGGTTAACGTTAACAGTTTTACTAGCATATGGTTGGTCTATTAAAGTTGTTTCTGTGTAAGGTAAAGTTATTAGATCACCGGTTTTAGCATAATTCGCAGCTGTTCTATCTGCCGCTACAATTGCTGAACCGTCATCATCTCTTTCCTCTAATGCAATAGCATCTTCATTAAATGTAGGCCTCATTTCTCCAGCAGCATAATCCATAGAAACTTTATAATCTATATTACCTGCGTCACCAATATTGTGACCTGTAAAGTTATCTACAACAAATCCGTTTTTAAATCTATCAAAACCATTAGCATCTTGTATCTGTAAACTTTGAGCAGATGTTTCAAGTAAACTTAATTGAGTGTAGTATTCTACATTTTCAATTCTTCTTTCTAGTTTACCAATGTCTCTCATTGTATATCTTCTATTATCAATAACTTCAATACCTACATCAGCTGTATCTAGTGTATATGCTGGAATAAACAATGTGTATAAGTGCATTGCATTATCTAAAACTCCAGGATTTTCTGGTGTCAAAGCACTTGCACCTTTTAATACTTTAAATTTACCTTCTTTGTCTAGGAATATTTTATCAACTCTTTGTAAATAAAACTCAAAATCTGAAGTTATATCTGTATCAAATTTTACAACATCTACTGTTGAAGCGCCAGTACCATCATATGATCTATCTTGGTCACCAGAGTTAATTGTTGAAGCGTCATCTACTCTAGGTCTAAAATCTAAACTGTCTCTTAATTCATAAATCTTTCCACTTGTAACAGAAGTGTAACTTGGTATATCTTCATAGTCAACTATACCAGCATACGAATCTACATCAAAGTAATCACCAGAACCGTGAGAGAAGAAATTAAAATCTACTAATATTCTACCAGTAGGCGCTAACGCACCAGGTTTAAGTACAAGTCTTCCTATATCGTAGTAGTTATCTCTCTGACCTGTGTCTAAATCAAATCTATCTGTAATATTAGTGTCACTAGAAGTAGCATTCGTAGAAAAATCTGCTGCCATATAAACAGCATTAATTGATGTTACATCTGCTTTACCTAATTTTACTCCACCAATAGCTGTTGCTAATGCTTGTGTTGCAACTTGTAAAGTTGTACCTGTATTTAAAGTTTTAGATTTAGAGTTTGCTATTGATCTATTAATCGTAGCGAGAACTTTTACTTTGTGACCTGCGTAGTTAACACCAAAATCTAATCTAAGAGTTTTACCTGTAGGAGAACCACCTAAATTAAAGATAGGATCACTTTCGTGGTTATTTCCTGATAGACTAAAGACATCACCCGCTGCTCCACTACCACCAGCACCTGTTGTCATAATTGATGCTGAGAAATCTTTTTCTGTTAAAGCGGCAAATGTTTCGTTAGTTCCAGCTGTAATTGTTTCATCACCATTTGAGGATAAAGTCATTATAAAATGTCGTCTTACAGAAAAGTTTGTATCTGTAATACCAGAGTTTGCTGTAGTTTTTAATGTTCTAATTGTTTCATATGGTAATTGAAATAATGAAATATTTTTTTCTGGTGATTGAATTGTTGATCTTCTTCTTGTTATAATAGTTTTAGTAGAAGCTGCTGCAGCAGTCGAACTTATTGTTAAACTAGTGTCAGATATAATAGCTTCAATAAGTTTAGTTTCTGTATTCCCACTATCGTTTGTAAATGAAATAGAATCACCTATTACTAGTTCTGAATTGAATTTTGTATTAATACCTGTAACTGCGGCAGTACCACTTGCTATATCTATTGATCCTGAAAGAGTTACGTTTACACCAGATGTATTATCTAATGAGGCATCTGCCGTATAAGTAGGAGAACCTGCCATACCAAGTTGTTTAGTTTGTGGAAGATCATATGTTGTAACACCTTTAAATCCTACAGCGTCAGTTTGTATAACAGCTGTGTTAGATGAAGTACCACCAGTGATTGTTTCACCCGGAACAAAGGTACCACTTACACTTGATACAATCGCAACACCGTGTTGTGCTGTAGCTGATGTAAAAGCAGTAGTATTTATTGCAGTTATTCCATCTGCTGCGTATAATTCAAAAGTTAGTGCAGCTGGATTTCTAACTGTGTAAACATTTGAAGATTGAACTACACTATCTACTGAATATCCACCAGCAAAAGTAACTTGTTGACCTTCTAAAAAATTATGACCAGCAGTTACTGTTGCAACTCCTGGGGATGCTGATGTCATTGAAGCAATAGTTTTTACTTCTTCATTTGAAATGCTTTCATATGTAGCAGTAGCAGAAGAAGTACCACCTGTAATAACTTCACCATCTGTAAATGCTTGATTAGTTAGTATGTTTAAGTGTGTAAACATATTAATATCAAATAAGAAATGTTTATATACAGCTCCATTTGAAGAACTACTAGCAAATAAATTTGATGCAGCTGTTCCTGAAGTGTATTCGTAACCTTTTGATTTAGCACGACCTATTGTATTGATACTAGAACCCGTACCAGTATTTTCTGTACCACGACTAGCTGTTGCTGTGTGATATAAATTAACTCGTTTGTATGCTTCTACTTCACCAGATACAAAACCTATATCGGGAGTACCATATGTATTTGTAACATTTATAAAGTTACCTACATTGAATCTTGTATTGAAATTTTGTTCTGTTTCAAAATCTCTTGCTTTCTCAACATCTACATATTGAGTTGCTAATGTTTCTATTTCATAACCTTTAACATATGCTTTTCCTGGAGATAGTCCTACAGCTAACTTGGAAGAAAGCCCACCGGTACCAGAAGTATAGATACCTCTATTCGTACCTGATATTAAATGTTCTCTAATATCAATATCAAAAGGTCTAACTGAGTAATCACCTGATTCATCAAATGTTCTTCTAGCAAAAGTATCTTCTAATACAGAGTAATCTGTGTTTCTAACTTTGTTTTGTAAAACACCTTCAGATAATCTTAACAATTCTATAAAGTTTGCGTCTTCTGTAGTTGCTATTGTTTTTTTAGTTAGTGTTAAATCTATTTTAAATCTATGAGCACCAGGCGCATTAACATTTGAACTACCTGTAGCATTATCATTTAACGATAAATCATCATTCGGTGTAACAAATGATTCAGATACTAACAATCCAACTCTATATGATGGTGTGTTTGTGTATTTGTCTAATACAATTGTTTGATTTGAAACTTGTACATGGTAACCATTAATATAATAAGTACCTTCTTGTACTTGTGCCGCGGCACCTGTGTGAGTAGTCGCAACTACTGCTGATAAAGAAACTGTATCACTATTTATTCCTGTGATTGTTTCTCCATCTGTAAATGATGTTCTTGTATTGTCTGTACCTGAATCTAAATATTTTACATAGAGAGTATCTGGATCAGAACCGGATAACGGATCTGTATTTACAACAACAGCTCTTACACCTGAAGAACCTCCAGTTAAAACTGTATCTGTTGCGAATTGGGCTAATGTATTCGAACTAGCAATACTTGTTAATTTTACAGAGTAGTAATTTAAATCGTAACCAATCTCACCTGGTATAACCATTGCACCCTTTTCAAAAAGATGGTCTGAAACCTTTTCTATTTGGTTTTGTAATTGGGTCTGGGCTTGTGTTAATTCTCTAGCCTGTACAGCAAATGCTGGTCTAAAAAGAACTCTATGGAATTTTTTACTTTCCGTAAAGTCATCATAGTAAGGCGAGAGATTAAAGTCAGTTGGACTTGGCATTTAATTCCTCTCTAAAATTCTATAATCAATTTAACGTTTTCAGTTTGATCGGCCGCTCTTGTAATTGGTGATCTGTTCTCTACATACATAATATCTCCTGTGTCTGCATCTATCTCACCAGCGTTGTATCCACCTGTGAAAGCAATACTATCAACAGTTGTTGTTGAACTTGATGGTGTTGCTGATGCACCTGAAGATTGACCTGTAATAGTATTAGTACCAGAAAATGCTGTTAAATTACCATTAGCGTCACAACCCTCATCATTAAACTTTGTTTGTATGTAGTAAAGAATATTATTTGCGCTATCCCATTCTACAACTTTACCGACTGCGCCAGTAGTTGCTTGATTAATTTCTTCATCTGCTGTAAATGTACCAGATGGAC